TGTTATTCAAAGCATTATTAACTTTGCGCTCACCGCTGGTCGAAATCTGTCGAAGAACGCCATCGGTATCGTTAAATGAATTGAGAATCGTATTCTCTAAACGACCGATAGCCATGTTCTTTAGGTTCTCTTTATTTGCACTAGCGACTAGTGCGGAAAGTTTTTGCGCCAACTTAATTGGATTTGAAAGACGGCTACCTTGAACCACAACTTCTTCCATCTTCGCAATAGTTTCTGAAATACTTTCCCAACGATGGTATGCAAATGTAACCTGAATGCGCATAAAGCCATCGTCTGACCAATTCAATGGTACAGGTGCAATTGCAACTGGGAAAGCGTCAATTAACTTTACCCAATAAACTTTTGGTGCAGGTACTTCTGGACTGCTTTGTGCTGCTGGATTATCAGAAGCCCCACCGTCAACTCTACGTTTAATTGCTCTGAATGCATCAACAGTCAAATCAATAACGCTCGACGGAATCTTATCAATTAATGACATTGGATTATTCTTTTGTGCATCCGCAGCCGCTTTTGGATCTTGAACTTCTGGTGTCTCGCTCAAAGCGATGATTGATATAGTACCGACATAAGAATCACGATACTGCATATTGAACGTTCTTGGATCCTGTACAGAATTCATCCAAAGTTCGAATTGTGTTTTCTCATGCATATCGTTAGTGCAAAGGAATGTTAACGTTACTTCGTTGAATACTGTTCCCGTTGCTACCTTGTATGCTGGTCCATATATTTTAGCATCATTCGTCGTAATCGTTTTGCCAGGCAACTCTGCAGACTCGCAAAGAAACTTCATACGATTCATTATGTCGTTTGTCCATTTTGGACTAAACACTTCAACATAAAAACGATTCGTTTTCTGTAAACCACCGAAGGAGTTTATTTGAGAACGAAAATTGTCAATCGAAAAGATGTTTCGTACGACGCTACTGTCCAACCCTAAAGTCTGACGACTATTGTCTGCTGGAGGCGGCGGTATTTGTTGCGCTGGTGGGGTCGTCTGTTGAGGTGCTGGTTTTGGGTCAAAACCTGGTATTGTAAATGCCATTTTAGATCATCTCCAGTGAATCGCGGTGGACTTGCTCTTTTGTGGCACCGACAAACATTTCAACAGGTAGGAACAGTGCGATTTCCCAATTTGATGGTTCAATCTCAATTAAGCCAGAGGCAATATGAGAATTCAAATAACGCTTTAAGCAAGGTTTGAATTCTTCATAACGAGCAGCCCCTGCTAATAGATCGTACGATAACTGCATCTTGGTTGTTTCGTCGAAACGTTCATTATTGAGCGTATCGTATAGTTTATCGAGTAGAATGATACGATATTTGACAGGTAAGTAATGTAGATTCAATCCAAGAAACCCGTCCTTATATCTTTCTACAGGAATGACTAAAGGGAAACGGTCATAGTATGGCAATTTATCTTTTGTTTTAGGGTCATAAAAATAAAAGTATAAACGACCTGGATAAAAACCTGTCGTTTCTCTATTTTTATCTTTAACTATCGTGTTTCGACGAACTGCCCTTAACTCAGAAACCTTGTTTCGAAGCCATGTGCGTGCTTTGGCTGTGCGTTGTTGAACGCCAGCCTGTGACATTTGTTTGCTGAGTCTATCTAATACATTAGCCATTTCAATATTTATTTAATGTTTAGATCCTTTTCCGTAATGATTTGGAAACTCCAATTACGGTCTAAACAATACTCCTGTGCGGCTTTCCATTTGGCTTCGTTGACGCCCCAAGTCATAATCTCATTAATATAACGGCGAGTAGGTTTCTGACCAGTCTTTGGGGGTTTAGTTTGGCTTGACGGTTTAACTTCAATTAGAATGGTTTTTGTGTTTCCGTCTTTGCCTCTGGCGCGAACTATAAAGTCTGGGAAGTACCGATGCCAGTTTTTATCGACGGGTGAGATGTAAGGTATTGAGAGTTCTTCGCTACCCCATTGCAATATATTTGGGTTCTCGTCGAAGTACATCATGACTCTATACTCGTAACTTGACCTGTAAATTATGTTCTGCGAATCACCTAAATATTTGCTAGGATTTCTCGGCTTAAAATATCCTTGAAAATACTTCATTCTTAATAGTAGAACTCAAATGGCAGATATAACTAGGTCAAACTCTCAAGTCGCAGATCGCAATAAACTGCGAAATGATGGGCAGAGTATACGAGTGGCTTATCCGTTGGATTTGGAGGAAAATTATCCTCATGCCGTCGACTTTACTATTTATCTGCCCCAAAAAAGTACGTTTAATAAAACGATCACAAAAGTTCCAAATACAGATAGCCGATTGAGTAACTATGATGGGATCGGTAAATTTGGCGATGCTGCAGGACTAGCCCAAGTTGGGTTTGGTCTACAAACTGGCTTTCAGGTAGCAAAGGATGCGGCTTTAGGTGGCGCGACTGGAGCGAACGCACTTGGAGGCGGGTTTATTGGTAAAACTATTGGAGCAATTGCTGGCGCAACAGCTGGCGCAGTAGCGTCACCATTCACAAATTCTAAAACACAACAAGGATTAAAAGGTTTGCTTGCGACTGAATTGATTCAGGAGCAAACCAAAGTAACTGGTCTGAAACTTGAAAGAACGGCTCAGAAAATCAGTAAAATGATTTCACTTTATATGCCCGCCAACTTTTTCACAACGTATGGTCACGACTACGATCAGATCAGCGTTAAAGAGGCTGGCGGTATGTTAGGTATGTTAGCTGGCGCGTACTCCTCAACAGGAATGGACATTTCCAGTGTCGCCAACAGTCCTGAAGAATTTTTAAAGGCTTTACAAAAACTTCCTGGAGCAGCAAATCCATACTCTGCTCTTGCTGCTGGTGCACTAGGCTCATCAACTCAAGTTCCTATTTTGGGCGGTCCTCTTGTTGGTAGTAATTTTGCTGACGTAAATTTGTTTAATATGGGATACGCTCAAAACCCAATGCTTGAAGTTATCTATCGTGGCACAAACTTTAGATCTTTTCAATTTGAATTTATGTTTCAACCAAAGAGTCAAAAGGAAGCGGAAAAGGTTAGAGAAATTATTGAAACATTTAAGTTTCATGCCGCAGCAGAAACTAATCCAGTTTCTGAACCTATAGATAAAGGTGGTATATTCCCAGGTGGAACGAGCATGCCAATGTTCTTCGTGCCACCTTCAGAGTTTGGTATTGAATTGAGACATGGTTCAATTCAAAACAAATTCTTACCTAAAATTGGTCGCTGCGTTCTAAACCGCGTCGACGTAGATTATTCACCTAACGGTCAATGGCAAACATTTGCCGATGGCGTTCCAGTTGAAACACGCATGCGTTTAGACTTCACGGAAGTTGAACTAATTACAAAGAACAAGATTCAAGAAGGTTATTGATGGCATATTTTACTTACTTTCCGCAGATCTTTTATTCGTTTGATACTGCAAACGCAAACTATTCATTAGTCACAAATCTAATGTCGCGAGTAAAAGTTCTTCGCGAGGTTCTTGATAATTCTCTTTTATATTACAAATACGAGATCAAAGAGGGCGAAACACCAGAAATTATCGCATATAACTTTTACGGCGACATTCAAAAACATTGGATTATTCTTTACGTCAACTCAATAATTGATCCGAAATATGATTGGGTTTTGCATAGCAAAGAACTAGAAAACTATATCATATCAAAATATGGTTCTATTGAAGACGCTAAAACAGAACTTCATCATTATGAAGTCACAATTGAAGAATACAATAGCGTTGATGGTAGAATCAACGAGCGCGCGTTTACCGTAACAGATAAGAATTACGATTTTTCAACTAACTCATTATCCGATCGTTTTGCCACTTTACCAACTGTAAATAGTGCGCCGATCGTAATTCCGTACACCTATGCTTTATCTGATGGGTCAACGATAACTGGAACTGAAACATATCGCGCGATTTCAAATTATGATTATGAGTTTTTAGAAAACGAAAAGAAGCGCATTATCAATATACTTAATCCAGATTATGCGCCACAAATTGAAAATGAACTAAAGGAATTATTAAGATAATATGGCTGACGGTCCTGGTATTTTAAGATTTGGTGACTTCGAGATAAAGGCACTTGAGCTGATATCGTCGACAGGTGCCATCTATAATTTATATACAGCATTTAGTGAATTGTCTATTTTTGAAGACATTTACAGCAGTTCGTTGTCTGGTCATATTATGGTAACTGATTCAAACGATATGAGCAGCACCATGGATATTCATGGTTCAGAATTTCTTCATATCATTCTCGACAAACCCTCTCTCGGCGAACCAATTGATGATTTTTTTCGCATTTATAAAGTTTCGAATAAGATTGTAAAAAATAGAAACTCAACTGCATTTGTGATGCATTTTGTTACTGAAGATCAATTCGTTGCAAATCAATATAAAATTAGTCGTGCATTTTCAGGACCATCAGATGCTTCTGTAATGTCAATTTTGCGTAATGATCTTAAAGTTAATTCTAAAAAAATTAAAGTTTCTAACTTTGAACCTGCATATGGCGAAACGAATGTTGTAATTCCATACATGAAACCGTTTCAGGCGATTCAATATCTCTGTTCTCGTACAACAAATAAAAGTGGTTCGTTTTATTTCTTTTATGAAAATCGCGATGGATATAACTTTAAATCGCTAGAAAGTATTTTAAACGGTCAATTGTATAAAACATATTCGCTGACCCCTAAACTTTTAGATGCACCAAGACCAGAAGTAAGTGCAACCAGTATTAATGAAATTATCATTAATCAAAATTACGATTCGTTGACAACTTTAACGACTGGTGGTTTTGCTGGACGCATGAGAAATCTAAACGTGACGCGTCGTCAATACACTGAAAATGATTTAAATATCACAAATCGCCAAAATTATCCCGTTCTTGGAAAGGGGTTTCCTGTAAATAACTTGACAAATAGAAAGGGTGATTCGTTACTGACAGCATTTCAAGCATTTGAGAAATATTCCGTTTCAACAACTGCAAATTTAGATTTAGATGATTTCCCAAATAACTCAGAGCAGTTTATTTTCAGAAGTATGGAACATTCATTGCTACATAACTTTAGAGCGACAGTAACTATTCCTGGCGATCCGTTTATTAAAGTTGGAGATGTTATTTCCATAAATCTTCCTAAATTTGCTCAGTCAATTACGGGCGATCAAAAACTAGATGAGTTTTATTCTGGTAAAATGCTTGTGATGGGTGTTCGTCACACAGTAACGCCAGCCGCTCATACAACTTATCTTGAAGTTGTGAAGGATGCAGTTGATGGTATATTAAGTGATGCGTCAACTGGCGGTTTGATAGAGAAGGCGAAGAAATGACACCAAAAGATTACATGGGTTTAAATGGGTTTGTTTGGTGGGTCGGCGTCGTCGAAGACCGCAACGATCCAGCCATGCTTGGTCGCGTCAAAGTTCGTTGCTTCGGTTGGCATTCAGAAGATCTAAAAGAAATCCCAACAGCAAAGTTACCGTGGGCAACGATTATGCTCCCAGTAAATCGCGACGCTCACTTTGCGCCAAAAGAAGGTGAGTTTGTTTGTGGATTCTTTATGGACGGCGAGTATGCTCAAAATCCAGTTGTCATGGGCATCCTTCCTGGTATCAATAACAAAGAAACAAACCACTCTATTGGTTTCTCCGATCAACGTTCAGACTTAACAAAGATTCCAAGAAAAGTTAAATCGCGCAATTATAAAAAAGACGGAACTGGCGTTGAGATTCAAAATGAAGATCCTAAAAAGAATCCAGAACGTCCAGGCGAACCTTCTTCAAGTCGCTTTACTCGTAACGAAGATATCGGTCAAACATTAATTAAAGATCGTAAAAAGAATCTCGTTGAAGTCCCAATTGCAGGCGGTGGTTCTTGGAAAGAACCAAGCCCAGCCTATAATGCATCATATCCATATAACAACGCTCAAGAAACAGAATCAGGTCACGTGTTTGAAGTTGATGATACGCCAGAATGGGAACGTATTCACGTCGCTCACAGAACGGGAACATTCTACGAAATGTATCCGTCTGGAACTAAAGTAGAAAAAGTCGTAAA